ATGTCCCTGGTTTGCTTTCCAGTAATCAAGGGGCAGACATGGCCGTTGTTCTTGAAGCGTTGGTCGAGCGCGGGTATCGCATCGCCTACAGGGTGCTTGATGCTCAACACTTCGGAGTTCCCCAAAGACGGCGCAGAGTGTTCATTGTCGGATGTCTTGGAGACACAGGGAAATCACCTGAAGAAATACTCGCTATCGCCGAAGGCCGCGCTGGGTATCTTGAGAAGGGCAAATCGAAGGGAAAAGACATTGCCACCGCAACTGGAACAAGCGTTGCGCGTATGCGCGGATTCGGTGACTACATAGAAGATTCAGTCACATCAACAATTTTGGCAAGAGCATACAAAGATGCTGCCGACCTTGTGGTTTAGCAAAGCTAAACGCGCACAATCAAATACAGATTTCGAAACATGGATTTCGGGGGGGGTAGTGCCAACATTGAACGCGATGGACAACAACGGAGAAGCATTTGCAACAGTTCTAATTTTGATGGAACAAGGGGAACCAGTAATTATGAGAAATCGTGAGGGGTGCGCAGGGGGGGGCAAGGGGCCGATGTATAGCGATAAAAGTTTTACATTGGCAACTTCTAATGATCAGATTCTAATTTTGGCAGTTGATGGATTCAATCAAACAGTCTCCCATGTTAATCAAACTTTACGAGTGGGATCGGATTTGGACAAAATGGGGATGGTTTTAATCATTGATGGTACCCGTGTTGATGATGTGCGGGTGTATGAAGATGGCATTGTGCCAACAGTAATTTCACGCTATGGAACAGGGGGTGGGAATGTGCCTATGGTTTTCCCAATAGATGACGCAAGAGAGTTAGAAAAGCATCAAAACGGAACTGGTATCGGCGATGAAGGCGCTCCTGCGTACACATTGGACAGGCAACAAGCTCCAGGGGTTGTGGCCGTTGATTTCTATAACGCTTCAATAGGTGACACTTCGCAAACAATCCGAGCGCATACCGCCACTGCAGTCAACATTGGCGGTGTAATTGAGCGTCAAGTAGTACGCCGATTGACGCCGATGGAGTGCGAGAGATTGCAGGGTTTTCCTGACGGATGGACTGATGGGCAAGCGGATTCAAACCGCTATAAGCAAATGGGCAACGCGGTAGCGGTGCCAGTAGTTCAATGGATAGTCAACCGCATGGTTGCAGAATGAGCCAACTTTTACTTTCTGAGCAAGAAATCCTGCAACGCCTCGATGACGACTTCGCTGACAGTAATCTTCTCTTTAATGGCTTTCTTCTTGACTGCGTTCCACAGTTTGTCATTGACGCGGATAGCGCGAAGTGGTGTGGGTGCCATTTAGAGTTCAATCCTTTCAAATTCGTCACTATCTTTTTCGGTTTCTTTAGTGATAAAGGCGGAACCATCAATAAGAGTCCACTTGCGATTGCGTGTGTCACAATCAATGCAAAGCATGTCCAAGTCATTCAAAGTCTCCATTATGGAGACATCGTTAGTTTTTGTGCCACAAGTCATGCACTCAACTTGAGTAATTCCATGATAAGTCGCTTTAGTAGTCATTTATCGCACATCCAATTCATTATTCCAACATGGATTGCAAATTTCATTGTAAAAATCAATGCCAGCATAATCGCTTCTGTAACTGTCTTTTTCTTTGGCAGAAAGAATTTGGTCATCCTCACCACAAATGTCGCACTTTGCAATTCCGTTACTTTGAATCCTGTTTGGAAGCAATCTATTCAACCGACCCCAAACAATTATTGTGTTTTCATCCTTTTGAAGTTTGCCATCTGCAATTGCCTTATCAATAACATCCTCGACAGTTGCAAGTTTGGGATACATATTTCTCAATTCACTTGCCTTCGCAATTGCTTGATCTTTGGTCATCAGTTCTATTTTTTTAGTCATAATCTTTACCCCTCTGTGACTCAATCTGAGTCTGTATATACATGGTACACCTCTGTATATACAGGAGCAAGTCTAGTTGGGGGTGTGTCAAATGGATAGTCTTTTGCCTGTAGCTTTGCGATTCCTACGCGCTGGTATCAGCGTGGTACCAGTGGCATCGGACGGCACTAAGCGCCCTGCCTTCGCATGGCAGCGGTTCCAGTCCGAATTGCCTACGGCAGATGAACTGCTCATGTGGTTCAAGCCTGAAGTAGCAGGTTTAGGCGTGATCACAGGCGCCGTCAGCGGCAACCTGGAGATGCTCGAACTTGAGGGTCGCGCTGTAGCACAAAAGATGCACCTTGAGATAGCCGAAATAGCCAACAGTTCAGGTTTGGCTGACCTTTGGACACGCCTCAACGCTGGATATGTCGAACTGACCCCATCAGGCGGGCTTCATTGGCTCTATCGGGTGTCAGATGGCACCTTGCCAGGCAACACCAAATTAGCGCGTAAGCCTGGCGAAAATGGTGGTGTGGATGTGTGGGCCGAGACGCGAAGCGAGGGCGGGTTCACAATCACCGCGCCAAGTGGCGGCGCCACGCACCCTTCAGGTGGCAATTGGACCTTGATAGGTGGCTCAATTGAGACGATTCCAATGATCTCAATGGATGAGCGTGCTGCTCTCCACAATATCTTTGCCATGTTTGATGAGATGCCAAAGGCTGAGAACCTTCAACAAGAAGTAGTTGCCAAACATGACAGCGCACTTACACCTGGCGATGATTACGGCAATCAACACACATGGGAAGAACTACTCATCCCTCTTGGCTGGGCCATCGTCTATCGCAAAGGCGAAGCAATTGTTTGGCGCAGACCAGGCAAGGCCGAGGGGATAAGTGCGACAACAAACTTTAACGGCAATGACAAGTTCTATGTCTTTTCCACATCAACCCAGTTTGAAGCTGAAAACTCATATTCAAAGTTTGCCTTCTTTGCCACAGTCAAGCACAACGGCGATTACAAGGCAGCAGCATCTGATCTTCGCAATCAGGGCTACGGCCCGCAACCGCTTAATTCTTTTGATTCAAACAATTCCCTGATGCCGACAAACACATTGCAACCACCAATGGCATCAGATGAAGAAGAATCCAGTTGGAAACCAGTACCGCTCAAAGATTACTTCGATGGACTATTCCAAGCACCAACTGCAACCATCCTCAAGCGCACCGATGGTCACGGACTTATCTATACAGGCCGTGTCCATTCAATTTATGGCGAATCCGAATCAGGTAAGTCATGGGTAGCACAAATTGCAACCGCTGAGATGCTCAAGGACGATAAAAAGGTCATTTACATAGATTTTGAATCTGACGCTGTAGATATTGTCAATCGTCTGAAGTCTCTCGGCGTATCACGGGCAAATCTTCTTCAATACTTCTCATACATCCGTCCTGACGGTCCACGCGATGCTGATGACCCTTATTGGCAGGCAATACTAGAGCCACAATCGGCTGAACTCATCATCATTGACGGCGTAACAGAGTCATTGACGATGTGGGGCGGAGAGACAAAGGACAACGATGCCATAACAAGATGGATGCGCATATTCCCAAGAACAGTTGCCACCGCCAGTGGCGCTGCCGTTGTGCTTATTGATCACATCACCAAAAATGCCGAAACACGGGGGCGGTTTGCCATTGGCGGGCAGGCAAAGATGGCAACGATTGACGGTGCTGCCTACCTTGTCGAGCCGTTAGAGGCGTTAGCACCAGGGCGTACAGGAACGCTGACAATGCGAGTGACAAAAGACCGACCTGGTTTCATCCGCAAGATTGCAGGAATGTGGCGCAAGTCAGATAGAACCCAAGAGGCTGCAGTGTTCACCATTGATTCGACAAAGGCACTCATGCAATATGTCATTGGCGTTCCATTACTTGAGGACGAGCTAGAGGCAAGTAAAGAGTTTAAGAAGGCAAAAGAGATTGCTGAGTTTGTCCACAACCATCCTGGTTGCACCCGCCGATTGATTCAAGAAGGTGTCCACGGGTCAAAAGAGGTCATCGGAGATCACTTAAACGACCTCTTGGCAGGTGGCTGGGTAGAGAACAAAGGCAATGACCGTTCATTTATTCTTTACATTTCTGACACTGGAAAGAGCCATTTCAACCTTTTGGATGCCGAAATTACACATTTGGTGGTGGGTTGAGGTGTTCCGTTCTGTTCCTTTTGTGTTCCTTTTTAAAAAGGGAACACAGGCAGAAATGAGCGTGAGCGGTGTTCGTTCCGTTCCGCATATGTATATATGCGGAAAAAGGAACACCCTCATCTCGGTACAGGAACGCCTACGATGAGTGATTTCGACTTCAAAGCAATTAACTGTCGTCACTGTGGTCATTTGGTATGGGATGGATTATCGGCTTCAGGCTTTCCTACCAAACTTGATACGGCTCGACTCAACATTGTCGAAGAACTTATTAAGTTATCCACAAACACTAGAACCTATCAAATCCATCGAACCTCGACCTCATTTGAGGCAACGCGAAGGACGGCGATACGAATGGGAGCAGTTGACCCAGTAGTGCTGGGTGAACATACCTGCACCTCATCAGGATTCACCTTTGGCCAAGAAGCACCCGAATACTTCAAGCGTCCACAATCACCAGCAATGAGCGAGGGAGTTCCATTTTGAACTGCGCCACCTGCAACCGCCCAGTTGAGACATCAAGCATCTGTCGCATCTGCCATTACCATTTACGAGGATGGCTACAACAAATCCCTGCATTGCAACGCGAGGCATCTGATTACATCCAACCAGGCAGGTCAGGGGCAGGCACTGCGACAGTGGAGCGAAGCATCGGTGTCAATGTGAACGCCCTTGACTACGCAATGGCCAAAGAGCTACTTGGCATCCTTCATTCATGGGAAGCCGAGATTAGATCAGCAAGACACCTGACACCGCCAGCATTACTCAAGGCAGAGGCAACGACAGAGTTAGAGGTTGAGGTTGCTTGTAAGTTTCAACTGACTCACCTTGAGTGGAGTATTACCCAGGAATGGATTGGCGATTTCCACAATGAGGTCAAGGAACTACATGCAAGGGGAATGGCAGCAGCCAAACGCTTTGTAGAGCAACCTCGCCGTATTCCTTGCCCAACAGATGATTGCAGGAAGTTCGTGGTCATTGATGTTGAATTTCTCATGGGCGATGTTAAGTGCTTTGGATGCAAGAATGAATGGAGCCTTCTTCGACTGATTGCTTTGGCCATGACGAATAAGAGCAAGAAGTTTTATCTTGATGTTGAAGCCATTGCACTATGGCTTGGGGTATCAGAGCGACAAGTGTGGAAGATTATTAAAGCCAATGAAGTAAGTCGTAAGGGTCAGCTTTATGACATCAGTGAGATTGTGGCATTGAGAAGTGCTTGAGAGTTTGCAAAAACGATTTGCGAGTTTGCACACATCGCATGATAGCCTAGCCCTAGCAGTTGTTGTTGTATCAACTCAAAGCCTGGCCACATCGGTCAGGCTTTTCTCATTGGCTAAGAATATGGATGTCAGCACTGAAACAATCAGCGAGATAGATGAAGCGTTAAAGCACGCAATCCTTACTCGCAAAGCATCAATAGATTCTAAGAAGCACATAGTTGATAAATTTATAGACGAACTATTAGATGCCAGGATTGAGGTTGCTAATGCTTGATTTACGAATCAATATCGGTGATGTCTCAACTGAGTTAAAAACAGACACAACACTTACCTTTGATGACATTGAAACATTATTGTCACGAGCAGTTAAATCAACCTTAGATGCTTATTTGTCATTGCCTATGCAAGATCGTTTAGCATCTCTTGGTTTAGAAACCGATGACGAATTTGAGGATGACGACTAACACACAGGTCTGTCGCAAGTGTTTGATAGAGAAGCCGCTTGAGGCTTTTCACGGGGATAGAAGAACAGCCAACCGCAAAAGAACTACCTGCATTGATTGCAGACAAAATCAAAGAGCGATAACAAATATCTCTCGCACTGAATACGCATTGCTTCTTGTAGCACAAGGTTACAAATGTGCTATCTGTGGAGTTGATGCCAGCGAACTATCACGCGAGCTAAGTGTTGACCATAGCCACGAGACTGATGAAGTCAGAGGGTTGTTGTGTAGCCATTGCAACATTGGCTTAGGTAACTTCAGAGATGATGCTGAGTTGATGAGTAAGGCAATTGAATACTTAGGCAGATATGGTGTTGCCTAGACCTTGTGCTGGATGTGGTCGCATTGTTCGTGCTTCTCGTTGTGTTGAGTGTCAACGCATCAAGGATAGGGCTAGACCCCTGCGTGCTGACCGTGGCTACGATTACCAATGGAACAAATTAAGTAAGCACCTAAGAGAACTGCAACCATTCTGTTCTATTCCAGGATGCAAGAGTCAAGACTTAACTGTTGATCACATCATTCCTTTAAGCGATGCCCCACATTTACGGCTAGAAATCAGCAACCTTAAAGTTCTCTGCCGCTCACACAATTCACGCAAAGGCAACGGATAGCCCCCCGTGGCACACCTGGGTACACCCTAAAAGTTGCTCGCCCGCGCTTACTGACAAC